TCGCGAGTGCACCGCAAGGGTTACAGGTCGTCGGAAGTACCTTTTTAACTCGGCTGGCTAACTCAGACAGCTCTTCAATCCATTCTTTTAATACATCTATATCATTAACAACACTGTATTCGTTTATATAATCATGGATAGCTCTGGATAGCTCTACCATCCTATGATATTCATGTATGTGTCTCGGCATTATTCCTAGTGGTGGCTTATTCATTCTTAACACCTCTTTTAATTATCTTATCCTTTACACACTTACCGAATGGACAATACCACCTGAGTCCTGACCATGTTGCCCACACACACCCTTTACACATACACATCACTCCTCTATTGTGATACTAAGCCATAGAGCACATCATGTATGATATGGCTTACTTAATCACCGTTATACTTATTGCAACATAACATTAGAGGACCTAACTCATGATGCAAATGTCCCGATACAATACCGGGTTAATATCAGGCAGTTATCAGAATCGAACTGATGTCGCCTTCACTGCCATAAATAAAAGGCTACCCAAGTAAGTAGCCTTTTCAATTAAGTTGTATTTGGTATTGCTGTATCGTAGCAACCCGGTTAATTCAAACATATCCGCTTGGATATCCGGTTACTATAGAATGATTAATTATTGCGTTTAAGTTAGCCCTGCATAGCAAACTAATTATAATTAAAACATTCTGCAGTAGATCACTCCAACTGTATCCGAGAATTACAAACATAAACTCACCCCTAAAAATAAGCAATAAAAAAGCCCCTGCGATATCTGCAAAGGCTTTTTTATATGAGATCAAATGTATTTTGTGAAAAATCTACTCTTTTAGTATACTACAATACAGTACAAAGAAGTGTAGGTAAAACGTAGGATATTTCATGCAATCTGTTTTGTATTTGCAATACGACATTGCAATCAATCTCTTTGCAATAAGCCTCACTATATTTCACTTCATCCGCTATCTCTTGCCAATTGAATTTCTGTTGTCTTATGTCTAGGGGTTTAGGCATAATAAAGTACCTCATTTCAATGATTGTCCGGTGCGGCTCTTTTAAATAACCATATATATCATCTATTGCCCTCTTTATTCTCATAAATCTATCTAGTTCGTTCTCCATTTCCCTAACATAATCTACCCTGTCTCCTGCCTTTTCAACACTAGAACTTGTTGAATGACTTGTAGGCATATCGTTTATTACTTGTGCTCCAATGCCATCCATTAATCTATACTCTTTTAGATCATCTTTTAACTGTTCTATTTTTTTCATATCTGTGTAATAGTTGTGCAGCTTCCATCTCACTTCATTTGTTTTCATTGTGTTCCCCTTTAATTGTTTGTCTTATGTATTTAAACCGCTAATTGTTTTATCTCCTGCAGCTCTTTAATGAATTCATCAATCATGCTATAGTCAATGGAAAATACTTTATCTGTATCAGTCTTAATGAGAACTCCGTCAGTAAATAAAGAATATTCAAATTTGCTATCAAGATCTTTTAATGCCGTAGGTTTTAAACTCGACTGAGGTTTACCTGCAGGTATCGGAAGGATGATTTCTTTAGCTTCAACCTCAGGAGCTGCTATTACTTTTTTTACTTTAACTTCAGGCTTTTCAGTTTTAACTTCTATCTTCTCTCTTAACTTCAATTTAGACACTTTGCAAGAAACACTATGTGCATCAGTACCGTACTTCTTAGCAATTACCGAATAACTCGCTGTATGAAATCCTAATACCTTTAATTCTTCTATTAACTGTTCCTCTGTAACTTTTATTTTTGACATTTCTGTGTCCTCCTCAATTATATTTTTAATTTTCATCATACTTTGATAACTTGATTTGCCTCTATTTTGTCGATACTCTTCAAGATCTTTTTTTAATTTTATGGCTTCATCTTTCATAGCATCAGTAACAGGATTAAAACTAATCTCTACTCCATTACTTTTCAGGATATAATCTCTCTGCCTCAAATCCATATTATAAATAGTTGCTTTATACTTTCCGTAATCAAGTGTTATAAAATTACTATTTATTGCAAATATAGTCGCTACCCCTATACATTTTGCTTTCTTAAATACTTCAACTACGTTCCCAATCACTAACATTTTGGACCTCCTTTATATAAATCTATTACCTACGATTATTGCAATTACTAATATCCATGCTACCCAGATAATCAAATATCCTTATTTTTAAATCTTCTCTGTGATTTTTTTGCATTGGGTACCATGAATTAAAATCTGTATCCTTTTTACTACTATTACAACTCTTACAAACAGGTATGATATTATCCTTTGAATAACTTCCTCCTTTTGTTAATGGGATAAAGTGCTCCTTTTCTAACACACATGACGATCCACAATATGCACATTCATTATTAAAATAGATAAGGCAATTTTCCCACTGTTCATAGGTTAAAGGATTTTGGGATTCAGTATACGATTTACGTCTTTTTTCACTTCTGATAGAAACCTTGTCTTTATTTTTACTGTAATACTTCATCCAATTATCTTTGTTTTTCTCTTTCCAATTCTTTGCATATTCTATAAGTGTATCTCTATTCTTTTCTCTATATTGCTTATTAAAGACAGATATATTTACCTTGTTATCTAAATATTTTTGATGAATTAACTCTTTATTTTTCTGATATGATTTTTTACTTTTCTCTTTAACTAGTTCTTTATTATTTTCGACCCATCTTTTGCCAGTAGCTAATATTTCATTCTTGTTTTCTTTATAATTAATCAATCTTTTCTTAGTACGGCATTGTTTACAGCATGCTTCAACGCCATACTTCCCTTTTGATTGACTGAAATAATATTCCGTAGTTGCAGGAAATTCCTTCTCACAACATGTGCATTTCTTAACATTCACTTTATATGCCCCCTTTTGATTAAAATATAATTATTGTTAAAACAAGTGATATAAAGCACAACCAAATCGAATAGAAGAATTCCACCTGCTCATAACGCTTTGAATATTTATATATCAGCCTACCGGACCATATCAGGCAGAATACAACTATGGATATTGCTATGATGTTAACTGCTGAATAATTTAAAATTCTATCGCCTCATTCCTTATTTTTAAAATACATACAGCCTTTTGCACCTGCTTTGCATGGCATACTCAACTTTTTACACCAACAGTAACCATCTTCGTCACCTTCATCGAGTTCAAAATATACACAATTTCCACAATAATTCATGTTTCACACCTCTTTAACATAACTGAAAGTTCACAATCTGAATCGTGTTCCTCTGATTTCAACCCCATACATATAGGGCATCTGCGATCTACTCCCCACTTTGCTATTACACACCATTCCAGCTTTTTCAACATATCTAGGATTGATTCATTTTCAGCTACTTCTTGAGTTAACGCGTTACTTGTTCTATCCCACATATCAATAAGTTTATCTTTTTCTTTTTGTAATTTAGATATAACAGCATCATTTAAGTCTAACTCCTGCTGCTGGGCTTCGAGTGTCTCAAATATATCATCAGCATCTATTTGATTTATTACTACTGCTCCCGGAACTCTAGTAAGTTTCAAAACAGCTTCTAAGTTTTTAATTTGATCAATATTTAATCTTGCCACTATTCCTCACGCTCCTTCATCTAAGAAACACTCTTTAAGTGATTCATTGGAAATTTCTATCCAGCCATATTTGTCACTTTCCAATCTAACTTCTCCACCAATAATTCTGCAATCGTATCCTTCTTCTGGTGTGTTCCAAACAGACTTTAATTTAACTCTCATAACTTTCCCTGTATCAAATCCATCACCATCACATTTAGGTAAGTCTAATTCTTTAATGCATTTATAATATTTACTCAAATTCCTCGCTCCTTTATCTATGATTTCAAGACACTGTGATTCACCTTCTCCTTATATTGCGAATTATCGTTCCTCAAAAAAAGCACATTCCCTAACTGTTCCGTCAACACATTCTCCATATCTTTTACTTTTAGAATTGTCGCAATCATTATCAATGCAGTAACTACATTCATTACAAGCAACATCATTTTCCTCTGCTTCATCTTTTTCAATAATTGCTTCAAGAGCGATTCTGTGCATATCTTTATAATATGACGATTCATTAATAAAAAATAATGCTGTATTAAGTCTCTCTATTTCTTGTTGCTGTCCTTCTATAACTCCTGCTGCTATATCTAATTTATTAACTTCATCACTCCAAATAGGTGAACACATTGCTTTTCTTGCAATATTTCTTACATCATCAGCAAGGGTTTTAATTTTATTAACCATATATTCTCCTTCGCATTGTTTATATTGCGTGTCCTATCGTCTTTACGTCATTACTAATTTAGCATCTACGTTTGTGGTGGACTTACAATTTAATGAGCAACATTTGTTATTTACATCCCACCAAGCACAGGCATCTTCTTCACATTCTCCAAATGTCCCTACATTTTTTATATACTTCATTGGGCATTTCATATATGTTCCTCCTAAAATAATCACTATGCCACTACTCGCTTTGCCTTATAATCCTTGATCCTTTTATAAACAGCGGTATCTTTTAAACCAAACATTTCTCCAATTTCTTTATAGGTTTTAGTCTTTCTGTATCGGATCATCTGCTCAACATCAAGTTTGGTAATACTTTTATTATGTTTCTGCTTTATACCTGGCTTTCTATTAAGCACTTCAAATGATTGCTCTGGAGTAAAGGATTTGATTATTGCTAGACACAGAGCACACCAGTTTTCATCCATAAAACAACCTCCTTTTTAATTAACTAGCTTTCCCATGGGCCAGTCTTGCAGATTCAACTGTATTTACTGCATAAATCTGAGTTGATGATACATCCGAATGTCCCATAAGTTCTGATATGGTATATAGATCAGTTCCAGCTTGCAACCTGTGTGTGGCGAAGGTATGCCTCATTAGGTGAGGAAATAAACTCCTATTTAGTCCTGCTAATTTGCCCACAGCACTGAATACTCTTTGTATAGCTCTATGCCCTAATCTATTACGTTTATATTTTATTTTGTCTACATCCCTTTGACCTACGAACAATGCATCATTCCTATCTTTTCGAGTTAATAAGTATTCCTTGATAAGTAGCACGGATTTAGGCGTTAAATACACTCTGCGTTCCTTGTCGCCTTTACCAATAACCATCGTGTCCCCATTCGTAAGGTCCAAATCTGAAATACTAAGAGCCTGAATCTCGGATAGGCGGCAGCCGGTGCTGTAAAATATTTCGATCATGCAATCATCACGGATGTTACGACCTGCGTACCTTACCTGCTCCAGTTCTGATTTGGTCAAACATTTACGTACACGTTTAGGTGTTTTGATAGGTTTGATGTCGAACATGATGTTTTTTGCAATATAACCTTTGTAAGCAAGCCATGAAACAAATGTCCTAATAGCAGTCATAACAGTGTTCAGAGACGATGCTTTCATCTGACGTTTTTTGATGTAAAGGAATTTATTAATATCTTCTTCTGTAGCATCTTCTATGTTTTTATTAAGAGAAGTTGCGAAGGATATTAAATTTCTCTTGTAGCCGCCAAGCGTAGACTTTGATAGACCCAATAGGTCTTTTGTGTGTAAAAACATTGCTATTTTTTCGTATACGTTGCTTTTCACAGCAAGCGCAGTGCAGGATCTATTCAAATCGAACCCTATCAATTCCATTCTCATTATGTCTCTCATTTCACGTGCCTGTTCAATAGTTATAACTCCTGACGCTTTACCTAATACCCTGACAATAAATTCTTCTTTCATACACTTAAACCTCTCTCTAATTATTTATTTTCTCTTGTTTCATCAATTTTCTGTTTTCTCCAGACCATACAAATACTGCCTAAGTTTTTCTGCTTCTTTGTAAGATCACAATTTCCATACCCGCTTACTTTTTCATTTTTAAAAAACTTACAATTTCCACAGCATTTTAGCAACATCGTTCTTCCTTTACTCTTCCAATCCCAAACCATAAATCCGTTGCTGTTATCTGGTATCCTAAATCATTTATAACTGCTTGGAGCTCAACGATGTTATTTTGTAATTTCAAGTAAGTATCGATATGCTTAATTTTTTCTTCATTCGGTATCTCAGGATCGTTTAGAAATATCTCACCTTTGTTCTTTCTGTCAATTAATGTATTAAACTCCTGCATTTTAACAATAATATCCATTTATTAGTATCCTTTCTTATTATTTATACTTTTTTATGTAGGGTTGTGTAGAGTTTTATAGTAAAGTAAAGTAGCAAAACAAAATAATATATATATATAGTAAAGAAGGTGCTTTTCAGCCAAAACCCAACACACCCTACACGATTTTTTAGATAAATCCTACTTCATAATGTTTAAAACTCTTATTTAATGAAATATTTCTATAGTATATTGCGTTATTACACCGAATCTTTTCAACTCTTTTAGTCATCTCAATCCCAAATTTAGTCGAACTCATTAAATATTCACTATTTTCAACTGCCCATTTCTTATAAGCCTGGTAAACTTCACTTGCTTTTTCACTCCCACTATCTGAAGTACACTCACCTAAAAAGCTACTGATAACATCCATCTCTGATCTGTACTCTTTAATGGCATCTTCAACTGCTACTGGAGGTTTTAATCCTTCTCTCCTCCACAGCAAACACCCTTCTGTTGCCCAATTTAATATTGCTGGGTACTCTTGCCTGAGTTTATGCTTTAACATCTTGTCCGCTTTACTTTCAGATATTTGGACCGTAAATGGTATTAATCGCACCCTTCTCCATATTCCTGTATCAGTTCCTCGAATAATTGGTTTGTGATTTGTACCCATCCATAGCTTAAATTCAGGCTTGAATTCAAATTCATTACCATATAGTTTCCGAGCGGTAACCCTATCTCCTCCAGTTAACTGTTTAATAAGTCCCTCATTCAATCTCATTCCCTCTTCAGGCTCTACACTTGTTACAAATCTTGCACCTCTTAACCTAGCTATATCACTGTTGGCGCCTCCGCTCTGTCTCTTGACCATTATAGTATCTGGTTGAATATTGATGGCATAATCCCCAAGGATATCTGAGATAGTATCCAGAAACGTTGATTTACCATTTCTACCATCGCCATAACAGAAGAAAGCGCATTGTTCCGATGTATCACCCGAGAGAGAATAACCCACTGCTTTCTGAATGTATCTTATTAATTCTTTATCATTTTTAAAAACAGTGTCTAAAAAATTAGTCCATAGAGGATGATCTATTTTATCTGTATATTCTGTGTAAGTTATTTTTGTAAGCATCTGTTCATTATCGTGTGCCAGGAGCTCCCCTGAAACTAAATTAATAATTCCGTTTGGAGTGTTGAGCATATTTGAGTGATTATCCAGTTGATTAGGTAGTATTGGGATCCTGTGTTCGGTTTCGCTAATCATTGCTTTTTTTGATTTATTGCTCCTGCTTGCCTTAACATGTTTAAGAAAGTTTTTCTCCATTTCTTCTTCATCTTCAGCATCACGAATATAAATATTGAGTTGATGTTTCATTGTTTCGATAACTTCATCAACCATTCTCTTAACTGCTCCAGTTGAATCCGAACACCATTTGCGGCCATCGTAGTATAAAAATTCTTTATCGATATAGCTGTAACGAATCTTTTTACCAAATGTGTCGCACATCCTCTCAGCGTTACCGGTATCATCAAAAGTATAAAGTTTATCTTTTACTGGTTCTGCAGTATTTGCAGATTTACCAATTGTAATTTGATATTCTTCTTTTCCCTCATAGATACTTCTGCAGTCTTTGGATGCTTTACTAACTGTAATTATTCCGTAAGTGCTTCCTGATTGTTTACGCCCCCACTTATCTCTCATCAATCCGCTGCTCCTGAAGATTGAGTCCATTAAAGTTTCATCTCTGCCACACCAAAACGCTAACATATTACAAAAACTCATATCAGCTTCACTTTGAGAAGTAAAATACAATTCCCAGTTTCCATTGTATAAATCAGAAAACATTCTCCCTTGTTTGGACACGGACGCAATTCTTACTATTTCAGTTTGCGATAAATTAAGTGTAGAATTTTTAACTATTCCTGTAGTAGGCTCTGATCCACCGCCGATATACTTTTCATGCAGCGGCTTTATTGTTTCAGTGCAATCTGTAATATCGCAATACTCACTGGCCATGGTACCCGTCATCACGAAAAATCTACCGTTCTCATACATCTCAACATTCTTTTTTCTACGGCCATTCTTAGGAAGTTTACCTTTGCATATAATATGGATTCCATTGCCGCTTACTGAATACTCAGAATAGCTCCCAAGAGTGTGGATAAACTCATAAACAATATTATCCTCATCGTTATTTCTATACGATTGAATAGCTTCCTCAGCTCCATCAATGTCTACTCCAAAATACCCATTTGCAAACATGAAACCTATACCATTATGTTGTTTTGAAGCAGCATAGGCGGTTTTATAATCCGCCCATGTGCTATTATTATTGCTTTGAGCCTGTCCACCCGTATGAGGATTTATAGGCATTTTTTTTATTTTACCTGGCCTAGATTCATCGGGAAGTGATTTCCAACATACCCACTGATTTAGTTTTAATAATTCTTCAGGAAACATAATTTATTCCACCTTTATGCAAAACATACATTGCATATTTTGTATCATATTTGTAAACTAGCCCGTTAAAATGGAAGTTCATCAAGACTACCTGGTTTAGGTGCTTGTCCTTTGGCGGATGGAGCAGAGGAATTAGCCGCTGCTGTTTTGTAAACATGATTACAAGTTGGATATTTGGTCTCATTGGTATATTTAACTTTAACCTGCGTGCCTCCGTTGAATTCCTCATGTTTAACAGTGACACGAATTAATTTCCCTTTCAAATCCTCGCACCACTCATTCAGACCCGCGTATTTCTTACCATTCTGTAAATTGGCTGCTTTGCTTATAGACTGTATTCCAAATGAACTAAAACCACCGCAAGCTTTATCTGCATCCTTAGGCTCTTTTACTTGACATATTGAATGCCAAATAATTGCGTTTTTATATGGCTGTTCGATGTCATTTCTTACAATAAGCGGGACGTTAATATATATAGTTCCACTTTTAAAAACATCCTCTAAAGCTGATTTTACTATTACCTCATACTCACCTACTGGCATTACTCCGCCGCCTGAACTTGCCTCTTCATGTTTAACCTCAAACATTTGTATTACCTCCTAGTATAATATTTAGCGCCTCTTTCACGCTTCTTGCGAATCCTGCTTTGTGTCCTAACTTCTGGATCTGTTTCACGAAATTTATCTGATCTGGACTAGCTCTGCCCAGTGGTGTCTTTACTTCGATGAATGCAATATATCCATTTCCGATAAATAACAAGTCTGAAGTTCCTTTGATACCGCATCTAATTGTGCGGCCATCTTCTGTTTTAAAGACTCCCGTATTCATCCGAAGAACTACACCATGAGCGGAGAGGGCTAGCCTTATCTCGTTCTGAATATCTGTTTCACTCATATAATCCCCCTTCGTTTCGCTTGCATAAACGCATAACCTGGCTTGTAACCTTTCTTTTTAGCGAATGCCACCAACTCACCCATCGTGTGACAATCGTCAGCTGTTTCAAAATCTAGCACTATTTCATTTATCAGTTCTAACTTTGCCTCTCTAATTTCTTCTAGCGTCCTACTCGCTATCGGGTATTCGAATCCGCATTTAGGACATATAGGAGCTGGTTCATGAGTATAGAAACATTCAGGACATTGCCGCACCTTAACCTCGTTTTCTTCTTTCTTTGCTCCCTTCTTTTTAGCTTCCAGTGTCCACTCTCGGTCCTGATCCGGTAGTCCGAACCTTGCATAGTTTCCTACATGGTCAATAATTACTGCTTTCTTACCGGGTTTGTACCTCATACATCTCATACTCTGTTGAATGTATAGCGTCAGGCTCTTTGTTGGTCTGAGTAGGATGGCAGCTTCACAATCCGGTACGTCAAATCCTTCTGATATCAGGTCGACATTACAGAGTATTTTTATCATCCCAGACTTAAACTCTTTAATAATTCTGTGTCTTTCAACTTTCAATGTGCTGCCATCGATGTGTGCTGCTGATATACCTGCCTCCTTAAAATTAGCTGCCATCTGCTCACTATGTGATATTGAAGCGCAATAACATATTGCTTGTTTACCATCTGCCAGCTGCCTGTAATATCCAATTACATCACCAAAGATAGATTTTTTAATAAGTTTTTCCTCAATTTCTTTGGTGACATACTCGCCAACCTTTACATGTAATCCAGTGAGGTCCGCAACTGATGGAGCGTAGTAGTCATAAGATGCAAGGAAATTATTTTGTATTAAATACTTTGCACTTACACCGATTATCAGTTTATCGTTTACATCTCCAAGTCCCCCACCGTTTAACCTACATGGAGTTGCTGTTACACCTACACATTTTGCATTAGGATAATATTCATAAATGCGTTTATAGCTTTGGGCCAAACAATGATGATTTTCATCAGTAATAATTAACTGAGGATCCTTCATTTTTTTAAGGCGTCTTGTAATTGTCTGTACCATTCCGATTCTGCAGAGTTTCATATCTACGCCATATGCTCTAAAAGTTTCCTCTATCTGGTCGCAAAGTTCCTTCCTGTGGACAATAAACAATACTCGATTTCCTTTGTCTGTTGTTCTTTTTGCCATATCAGCAACCGCTATAGACTTGCCACCTCCACAGGGTAGTACAACGCATGGTCGTTTGAATCCATCGATGTAAGCTTGTCTAACTTCATTTATTAGTGTCGTCTGATATTCCCTTAGGTTCATCTCACGACACCTCTTTAGGAGAATCTTTGATTTCAAATAAATCGTCAAAATCTACAGAGAGAACTTCACATATTATTTTGGCGGTTTTGGGATTAGCATTGCTTTTAGCATTTTCAATATTACATATAGTCACTGGGTTTAATTTTGCCTTGACAGCCAATACTCTCATGCTAAATCCCATTTTCATTCTTAATTCAGACATTTTATTTTGCTTTACAACAATAATTTTCATCTACTTTCCTTCCTCCTTAGTTTTTAACGCCTCTTTTGCATTACTTGCGCAACTAATACACAACTGTCTGCTATATGCTTTAATCGTCCCTGCAATAATTTCCGCAGAAGTTTTACCAAATGCAGCATTAATAACCAAATCACAGTCAGCGCATCGCTCTGGGTCAACTCCATCATCAAGCCATGCTTTTAATTGACTACCTAATTCCGGAGTTATTATTGCGCCAAACTTATCAAGGAAAGTAGTATCCTTTGAGGCTACTGCGATATGAGATCGTGCTATATCTAACACGATATCAAACTCATATTCAGTATCTTCACGTTGGATCGGCGCAAGTCCTACCTTCACAGGCTGCTGTTTGCCTTTCTCATTTTCCTCCATAACATATTCCATCTTGCTGCGCATAGTGACAATTGTGTGACAATCAACTGCCAAAATCGTATTTACTAAGCTGTTTTGTACCTTTCCAGCTTCATTCCATGCCGTATAAGAATTTTTCCCTGACTTTGCTGCAATAGTATCTTTGTAGTCAAGAACACCGCCTTCGTTATTCCACGCATGAGAGAAGCTGTCTACAACTACAACCCCATCTGCCCCAACAACCTTACAGCCTTCTATAACATAATCTTTGTATCTTTCAGCTGAATATGGTGGTGTCAGTTCTGCGTACATAAACACACCTGTATTTAAATCTGATCGATTAACATAGAACTTGCCTCGCTTATGTTCCGTGTCTATGAGAGCTACTTTGCTCCAATCTCCTGTCATTCCAAAAGCTATATATAAAGCTGACAATGTTTTACCTGCTCCTGAAGGTCCTGTTAAAGCTAATCTTAATTTTGCCTTTTCCCTTGTAGCAGTTTCAAATAAACTCATTATTCAATTACCCCCCTTTTCCTTATAATTGTTCACCTGTCAAAGCATCTATCTTTTTACCATCTTGAATACTTGTAATTCTCATTTCTCCATCTGTAACTTTCGTGATAATATATTGGAACCCATCACCAGAGCATTCATTGATAAATTCCATTTGTCCCTTTGGTGAAAGCTTCTCAAATCCATCGATAAGAATAATTTTTAATTCTCCAGCTGTTGCCCTAACAATATTCATTACGAATTTGATTCTTTCTCCACCTGAAAGGCTTATAATTGGTCTTTCGTTTATTGTAATAAAACCTTGGCTATCTACTGCAAGTCCTTCAATGGGCATCTCTGCCTTAGCCAGAAGCATCTGAGGTTTAGTCCTCATATACTCAATTTTATTTTTATAATCCTTAGCTTTTATTTCTTTTGCAGCAAAATCCGTTTCTTTAACTTTAAGATCATCAGCTGTTCTGACATAAGATTTCATTGTTTCAGCTTCTTTATGTGCTGCTTCGAGAGGCGCAATGTCAATAACTGTATTTTCTGCTAGATATGTTTCAGCCAATTTACTCTCATCAGTTACATTGTTGGCCAACTTCTTGTACGATTCTGTAATATCAGCAACGCTTTCTACGCATTTACTGTCTGCCTGCTCAAGATTCAATTTTAATAACGCTATTTGAACTTCTAAATTGGTAATGCTGGCATTGGTAGATAGCTTACCTTCTTCGTTTAATCTCTTAGCTTCGGCAATATCAATTTTGCAGCTGCTACGGAATGCTTCAACTTTGTCGTTTGCTCTATCAACTATTGTCTGATTATTAATGCGAGCAGCGTTATCTTTATTAGCATTGCTGATAGCTTCATATTTTTCCTGAAGAGAAACATTACGCCATTCATCAGCATTATAATTTTCAGGTAGTTTTGTTATCGCTGTTTTTATTTCACCGGAGAGATCTTTAATCTTACGGTTCAAATCCGTCCTGGCATCAAAATAATACTTCTCAACTTCCTTGCACACTTGCAAACCATGTTTTCCACAGTCAACACCTAGTGGAATCTCTTGAAGCCATGCCTGTAAATCTTCTTTGGTTACCTTTATAGGCATAAGAGATAAAATCAAAGCTGTCAGGTCCTTGTCCTCCATCTGAATCAAACTAATTGGATTAAGTTGTCTCTCGCTTACTAATCCTTTCAAAAAGTCCTCAGGCTTATTTGGTGACATACCACCTTTATCAATTGTTGTAGTGGTAGTCTTGCCATCTTTATTTACATACTTTTTCATCGTGGTTCCATCATCCAAGTCAAGATATGTTTCAGCTTTTTCAGCATCTGAATTAACAAACACCTGACGTTCTGACTTGTTATAGAAGAATCTTTGTATAGATTCCAGTATTGATGTTTTGCCCTGTCCTTCTTCACCTTCAATTAAAGTAATCTCACCTGGTTTGAATTCTAATTCCTTAACTCCTAAACAATTTTTTAGTTTTAAAAATGATATTTTCAATTAAATTCCCCCTTTAAAATATTCTGTTTATAACTTCAAATAAATAAGTATTGTCTACCGCAAACTCTGGATTCTTTTCTTTCTTATCTTCTATGGCAGCTATAGCTACATTAAAATAAGCACTATCAACACCTGCAAGTTGGTCTTTAAATACCTTGAAATCTTTCAAATCTAATTCGCTGACTTGCAAACACATTTTTAAATACTGACCTGCGTTGATAGTCCAACCTCTAGAAACAAACTTTCTAGTACGGATTATGGAGCATACCGGATATCTTGAGCCTGTGTAATAAAGTTCCTTGTTTATAATTGATTCCAAAGCTCTTGAAGGCAAGTCCAATTTATTATCAAAGAATGAATAGCAGCAAGTACAATGGACAAAATCATAATTCATATGTATCTCTTCAGGAGAACCATAAAATCTGATAACTAACTGTATTTTGTCTGATAGTGAAATTGCATTAGTTGAAAAGAACACTGGACGGTATTTGGGCTTTTCATCATCAATTGTCGGAGATATAACAAAGGGTTCTGTTTCATCTGTAATACCAGTTTCGTTTTCCTCTGCAGCAATGCCTTTACTTCTAATAAAACACTGGATCCTTTCTCCCTCAAGTTTTATCTCAACACATTTTTCATGCGTCTTATTGAATATATCAGCGTAATATTTAGCTACTTGCAAACATCCTTCTTTAGTTCTGAAATACACATCATAATCATTAGGTTCTTCACTATTCAGCATTGAGACAATGGATCCACCTGTAATAATGATGTTTTCTCTTAAAACTTTTACGATTGATGCATCATCGATATTTTTTAACCAATCTTCTATTTTAGCGTTTAACGCTTTTTTGATATTCTTACCTATCATTCTTGACCAACCCTTCTGCTTCATGATATTATGAAGCTACACATTTTCATTTAGACACTTTGGCGAGTGTCTTCTTCTTTATCTAGCGCACTATATAATTCCTTACGCTTACTTACTATTGCTTTTCCGACTAAATCTGCTCCTTTAACTGTCTGACATTTTTCAAACTGATTAAATAACATGTCCAGTTCTTGACTAATACGTACTGTTGTTTCACTCATTAGCTTTCACCATCCACCATAGCGGCGGCCTTGGTGTTTCATAGATATCAGATACAATTAACATTTTCACAACCTCCTCATAATTTTTCATAGGTAGTACACTGTAGATATTCCTTGTTTGTGTCTTCATCAATAACAGATTGTAAATCTATTTCACCTAAGCTGATGCATATACCACCTGCGTTGTACATGCAATTATCCCAACCACATGAAACTTTTGCCATTTTCTTATTCGCCTCCTTTCAAGTATTAGTAATTTGAAATAGCTTGTGCGTACCATCGCGGAGTGACTGTTCTTCTTCTGACATTTCATATCCAAGTTTTTCGAGGAAATCATAAACCATATTTAAATTTTCATTGTTGTAATGTTGGTTATTCCAGTTATAATAATGTTCTCTCTTCGACTCAATTGCTAAATAGGTTGCAATAAGTAAGTGTTGTTCTGGCTGAGCAGTAATTTTAGGGGCAAAATCATCGAATTTCCATTCTGCATCTTCTTCAATCTTTATATTGAGAGCTTCAGAGAAGTCATCATAATCAAGATCATAACTTCCATCTAACATACCTCTTAATAAATATTCAATGATTATGCTTATACACTTTTTAGCTCGAGTGCTAGAATAATCAAGAATAAAGGAACGTCTGATCTGATATGCTTGTTTGGATATTTCTTCAAGAGCAGCTTGGTTCTCTCTAAGTTCTTTCTGTTTTTCATCAGATACGTAACTATTAAAGGTCTTTTCTGATATCTCTGTTTTCTTGTATAAGTCAATAGAACCATAATTTGATACTTTGAAAAAATATTCTTTAGTATCAGTGTCGTCAGGTTCAGTAATATCTTCCGGCTTAGAATTATAGTAGTTTTTGACATATTGCAGTCCTTTTGTATCTTCTACTTGTGTTGCGAATTTCTTCAGTTCAGTAATTATTAATGCCAATCTTACTTCACTTTTTTCCTTATCGATAGCGCTTTGTAATTCCCATTTAAAATTAGGTGTACCGATTTTTTCAAGTACCTTATTTCGTAATTCAACATCATGAATTTTTTCCAGCTCAGCATAATCCATCAAAGTCCCGCCTCTTTCAACTGATTTGCGGAATTTATCACTATCAAATTCAAGAAGCTTTACTCTACGGCTTACAGTTGTATATGAGAATCCAGTTTTACTGGAGATATCACCAACAGTATCACCAAGGTCCATCATCATTTGAATCCCTTGAGCTTGCTCATAGATAGTCAGGTCGCTCCTCTGCATATTCTCGAGTAGCATTGTACCAACTTGTTGACGAAGGTCCATATTTGATATTGAACATGGTACTTCTGTCAATCCTGCGAGTTTTGCAGCTGCAAGACGACGGTGACCAATAACAGCGATGTATCCCATTTCCTCCTGTTGTTTTGGACTATCAGCGCCGACACCTGTGATTTGAGAAAACCAAGGAACTACTGTTAGGTTTTGTAATATCCCACTATTTTTTATACTTTGTGCTAATTCGGTAAGGTCACCGAGATTCTTACGAGGATTATTATAATGGGAATGAATCTTTGTAATATCAATATTTTGAATCATGTTTTTGCTCCTTTCAATTTCGTTATTCACTTTATTCTTTTCCTCCTTCTGCCATTCAAAATCCATTGTGTATCCGTTCTGTATTGCTTCTTGGAGACTGTTAAACATATCAACTCCTACTTCCCACCATGCAAAACTACCATCTGGATATATAATTTCATCTACACAATGCCGTTCATATGGAGTTGATGGATTATCTGAATATCCAACCATTCTGGCAAGCTTACAGTTTTCATCTTCACGTCTAGTTTTTTGTTCCAGGTACTTTTCGCACCAGTGACAGTCCATGTTTGTTCCTGCTAATCCGCAACTGTTTGTTCCATCTTCATATTCCCAAGCCATTGCAAAAATGCAGCTGTATGTTCGTGAAATCTTCTTATCAGAGCAATCGATGCATTCACTCATTGGCTTAGTTATCTCCTTTCATTTACGGTTCATGATTCTAGCAGCTCCTCGTTAAACTTCCAGTTCAATCCGTTTATATTGCTCAGCCGACATAAATTACAAGGATGATCTTTTGGAAGCTGCTCAATTTTTAGCTTAGAATCATTTACGCAGCAGATGCAGATTTCATATTCCCTCAATAATATCTTGGCTTTTTCTAACTTAGCTTTTAACGATTCTATTTCTAGTGACATGGATTCAACCGGTTCTGTTATTTTGGCACTGAGTCTTTTAATTTCTCTTTTACAATCCATCGTGCCACTATGTTCTACACCTTTACTGAAAATGTATAATTTCGTTAATCGGTCCATTTCAGTTGCTAATCTTTCTTTCCAGAATGGTAAATCATTCTCTAACATATCTCGTTGTCCTCCAATCTTTCCTGTTCTTCCTGTCTGCTGCAAATACTACTAAGTTTCATAATTGCAAATATACTCAGGAGAACCACTATAATAAAAATTACTAGGATTACGGTTAAAAATAGTTTCATATTGCACCGCCTTTCTTGTGGTATTTTCTCCCTTATGGTAAAATATTGTCGAAGGGAGGTGATTTTATGGATATTATAGTAAACAAACCGAAATGTCCTTTTTGTAGCGGTCCTAACATAGGGAAAGTAACACCGCCAGTGGGAACAACATCCTATATTCTAACTACAGTTGATACAACTCAAACTCCTCCTGCTTTCAATCCTACAAGTGGGCTTCCTGTTGATTTATACGGATGTTCCGACTGTAAATGTATTTATTTGAGATGTGAATCACTTAAGAAGTAATGTTCCATCAATTATTGTTTTTGCAAATATTTCTTTTGGCTGTTCTGAAACTGGTACTTTCAGGGCAGCTCCTTTTTCTTCCACTTCAACATTAAATAATTTTTCACTAACAGCTTGCACTGTGGATGTTTCGGAAATTGCAAATTTTGCATATATTAAAATTTGTCCAGCATCATCCAGTGAAACTTTTTCTTCTGCCAGCAGATTAATAATTTGTCTGGCAATTTTTTCGTTTTTCTTTGTTGCATACATTTCTTCTCACTCTCCTTTCTACACTTTCTGAATAATCAGCCTGTCATTTTCTAGGGTTACATTTACATAAGTTCCCGCATCAATCCCAAGCTTGTCCAAAAAACTTTTTAAAATATGGACCTTATAATTCTCTTGCACCCTCGTTTCATGTTCTGTGGGATCAGGCGCTTTATCTTGAATCTTTAATTCAGATATCCGGGAATTAACTCTACTTACTGATAAGTTATATCTCTTTGCGATATCGTACTGCGCTGCCTTGTCGTACCCAATGCGTTTTACTTCTTCTATTAACTGGTCATCTGTTATTCTCTTGGCCATGGAACGAGCTCCTTTCTTAAATTTTTACTGCATATTCTTGAATGCTTAGCGTGCTTTCTGCTTGCTGCTTGTGAGAGTTTATTTCCTTCTTAACAAATCCGATGAACGTTAACCATTCCTTTTCCTGTTTAAGCCACAGTCTGTACGTCTTGCCATTTTCTAACATCGCGGTACGAAAAGCTTTTTTGTTATCTTTGCAAGCATCTGCATTTTTTAGGCCTATGACAAGTTTTGTGTTTAACTCTTCTAGCATGGTTTTTTTGGGTGCAGGCTTGCGGAAGTAATTGTTTACCAGTTGGCGTTGGACTTCCCAAGATAGGTCATCATCAAAAACTTTTGCTAGCATCATGTATCCGCTTTCAGTTATCAAGATTAACCCTGAAGGAGCTGTTATTCCAAACTCCGTTTTTGCTTCGGTCGTATTACGTCCTAAGTAATCTTCTCCATCGTTAAAGCGCTTTTTATTACGATTGAATGCGTGCCTTGCAGTTCCTTCTGGTCTTTGGTGACAAATGTCTATATCTTTTAACGTGCAAACCCTCTTACCTTGGTACTCTTTGATTTGAATTTCTGTGTTTTTAATTTTAATTAAATTTTGCATTGTTACTCCTTTATACCTCCTGTGATATAATGTAATTGAGGTGATTTGTAATGGTATTTCTTGATCGTAAATCTAAAAAGGTTCTAAAGGCTGTTATTAAAGCTAGAAATAAAATAAATTTTGTTAATGGGTCTGAGCTGCTTGTACCGCTTTTACCTAAAATGCCTATTAATTTAATCAATGAATCTCTTTGGCATCTCCACGATATAAAGTTACTAGTATGTGAAGGTGGTATCGATGAAATCTATAACATATCCATTCCTTACGAATCTGTTAATCGTAGGGAATTTATATGGATTAAATTTAAGCAATTCATTTTTAAAAGTATATTAACACCTATTTTGGTTTCTATTACCACTACTCTTATAGCTCTTTGGGTAAAGGGATTTTTTAAATAGCGCCAACAAGTTTTAGCATGATTAAGGTTGTTACTACACTAATTGTGATAGTTGCCAAGTAACTGAAAATTACTTTATTCTGGCGATCTATTTTGGTATTAAACTCGTCTTCGTTTTGCATTTTGCTTCTCCTTTCTTTTTAAGATTTATTTAGTTATCAAGGTACATTTTGTAGCAATTTCTAAAATAAATCGTTCGACACCATTCGACTTCTTGTGAACTTATGCCGATATGTTCTCATTTGAGACCACTTCATTAAAAAAAAGCTCCTTAAATGTTATTTGTTCACCTTTGTTTTCAAAGAATAAGATTATACGAAGTGCTTCTTCAATATTAAAAGGTCTTGCACCATTGATTTTATTTGACATAGACACTGTTGAGCAACATATTACCTTAGACATTTCAAAATCAGTTATTCCGTATTTAGCTTTTAATTCTCTTATACGATGGAATTTTTTAATCACGCTTACCACCTCCTTTTTGAAATGTTGTGTTCTCATTTGCGACCATTGTATAAAACTTGTCGCAATATGTCAATACTTTTTTTAAATAAATATTAAATAATGTTTGCGTTAACTTTAACTATATAATATAATGTTCTCAAATGTAAACAACAAATAAACTTATAGAAACAGGAGCAACAATATGGCTAGTGAAATTTTCGCAAACAGAGTAAGAGGTTTAAGAGAAGATAAAGGTATGGGGTTAAGACAGCTGGCAACAGAGTTAGGTATAGGCCACAGCTCTCTCTCCAACTATGAACACTGTAAGAGGGTACCGGATATTTATACATGTAAAATATTTGCTGATTATTTTCAAGTTTCATGCGATTATCTCATTGGAGCAACCGATGATCCAACACCGACAAGGAGGTAACACTATGCCTAAACAAAAAAATCCTAATGGCCAAGGAAGTTATACCAAACTAAAAGATGGACGTATTAAATGGAAACAAATGATTGATGGTGATCTGCGCCAAATTACAGCCAGGACACCAAAAGAGTTGCAAGAGAAAATTAAAGATGTTGCTGGACTTCCAATAATTAAAGTAAAAATAACTGTTGCTGATTGGTTTGAAAAATGGCTTAATATATATGTAGAACCATTAAAAAAACCAGCAACTTACGAGCAATATAAATATTTATGGGAGCAACATATTAAACCTGAAATAGGAAAAAAGAAACTATCAAGTATAAAAAAGTACGATATTCAACAAATAATAGCTGAAATGAATAAGAAAACTAAACAAGTCAGAAGGAAAAATAAAGAAACAAAGGAATGGGAAACATACGATTCCGGTGAAAAGTTAAGCACCTGGACAATGAAACACGTTAGAAAAGTTATGAACATTGCATTTACAAAAGCAGTTGACGATAAAGTTATAGCTGAAAATCCAGTTTGCAAAATAGAGATACCAAACAAACAAGCCAAGCCAAGAAAGACACTCAAAACATCAGAGTTAAAAATACTATTCGAGTATGCAAAAAAAACACGCTGGTATTGGGCAATGAGATTTTTACTAGTAACTGGACTTCGCAGAGGTGAGCTTCTAGCTCTTAAATGGTCAGATATCGACTTTAAAGATAAAAGAATTACAATTGATGAATCAAATAGTGCATCAGGCATTGGAGATACAAAATCCGCAGAGTTGCATTATGTTCCTTTATCAGATAGAGCTATCTATTATTTGAATATGCAAAAAGAAATGTTAATCAATGAAACAAATCCAATATTGTTTAATGAAGATCTTAAAAAAATAGACTTAATATTCCCATCTGAAAAAGGCACTTTATTAAAACCGGATAGTTTTAATAGTGCAATAGATAGAATTAATTTAAAAGCCAATATACATGTAACTCCACATATGTTTAGACATACTTTCGTTTATATGTCTAAAGGGTTATTAACTAGATCAGAATTGCAAGAAGCTTTAGGACATGACGAATCTACAACAACTGAAGATATATATGGAACTATGTTGTCTGATACTCAAAAAGTTGCTAGTAAAATTGATCAAGCATTTAATGATCTAGATAATGAAATGGATAAAATAGAAGAAAAAAAAGAAGGAAAAGTTATACAGTTGTTTCAAAAGAAAAGGAAAGTTTAAGAATATTACGTTTTAAAATATTAGGTACAAATTAGGTACAAATTGCAAAATATAAGCGACTTACAATTCTCTGCAAGTCGCTTATTTCAATGGTCAGAGTGACAAGATTTGAACTTGCGACCCCCTGCACCCCAAGTATTACTCCTTAATTATATGCAACTATAATAGTAGTTAACAATGTTTAATCTATTAGGGTTACAAATAACGGTTTCAAATGGAACCACGTTGTTATGTAAACTAAATAGTAATAAATATTAGGTACATTTTAGGTATTAGGTTTATTTTAGGTACAAATTTGCGACCACTTGCTAATCTGAAGCACCTATATATATAATATACTTTGCAAGGGTAAGTTGTTCAATTATTAAACTCTCATATCTAATAAAGCTGCTTAAACCTTCTTTGCCTAGCATTTTTCTTATGTCATTTTCTTCTTCTAAAATTTTGATATTCAACTCTTGATATTCATGGCATGCTGTTGTTATTTCTTCGCACTTATCCATTATGAATTCTTTTTCTGATTTGCCCATTAATATTCTCCTTTTACTGCAAATAGAACATACGTTCGTATAGTTATTATATGCTTCGTTAAACTGTAAATCAAGATAAATATTTCTTTCGACACCATTCGACATTATTCAACATTTGCCTCCTTTACTAATGATTTACATAATGTAGATTTATTTAAATAATACTACCTGATACGTAGAATGTCTACATGATTAGTACTAATACAGCGAATTATGATATAACTATGGTACAATCTTCCTATCCTATAGGAGGATATACCCATGATTAAAATTTATTTATCCGAAATACTCGGACGTAAAAAGTTGACTCAATTATATATAGTAAAGAAAACAGGTATAAGACCAGGCACAGTAAATGCATATTATCATGAATTTATTAAACATGTAAATTTAGATCATTTAAATAAGATGTGTGAAGTTCTTGGGTGTAGACTTGATGAATTGATTGAATACATACCAGACGATAAAAAATAAGCCCCTCCGATGGGTTCAGGAGAGGCTCTTGTTTTAATTATTATTATTGAGAAACAATTGATATCATATTCGTTTTATAATCAGCTTTTGCTTCAACATATTCGGTAACAACACCACCAAATGAATTCTTTCCCCTATATTTCATAATAATAGTAACGCTATCATCTTTATTATTAGTAAACCTTGTATCAACATGTTTGAAACTATCAGGATCATTCATGTTATCTTTGATTAGTTTAACTAATTCTTTACAACTTCCATCCCACGGACTAAATAAAGCATCAACCCATATCTTATGATCAGTAACTTTTTGCACCTCAGCATTTATTTTATCATCTTCAGCTTTTTTAGCTATTTCAGCAGGTGAAAGTGTTGGTTTAGGTGTTGGAGCAACCGTAGATGCGGATTGAGACTTAGCTTCTTGAATTGTATTCATATTATTAGATACTGTATTTGAACTATTTTCATCTCCTGTTACAGCACTAATAACACTAATTAAAAAAAATAATGCAATTATCCAAAACCAAACCTTTTTATAAATAGGTTTCTTTTTAATTATTTCTATCATCAGAATTACCTCCTGTTTATTTTACCATTATCATACACCATAACTTTACATAATAATACTTTTATTCGTGTCCATATGTAAAAATATGTGTTAAACTTCCTTAGAAGGGAGGTGTTTCTATTGTCTAAAGAATTGATCCATAAACTTGCCATATCCTACATATGTAATACAGGCAAACTTTCTAGTGCCACTACGCACGAAGATTTTTTAAACCTGTACAAAGATGCCTTGAAAGAATTTAACCATCTTATTAATCCTGTTTCTACTAAAACCATAACTGTACATAAGAGTGGTCTTATGAGCAAAGGCATCTAAGTTATATGTACTTTGAGTGTAGTTGTGTGCATCCTGGTATCACTTTTTTTGCTAAATCAAGTATATGGATTGCGCCTGCTACACTACAGAGTGATAATGGTTCAATAACCTGTTTAACTAGGTTTATTTCCACCTCGTTTAACTCACAATCTTCAAGTCCAAAAGGACTTTCAAGCCCAAAAATATCTTTGATTGCATAGGGGCTTTCCACTCTTTCAGGTATTTCTTTGGTAAGTCCATCTTTTTCTTTTAATTTATCCATAATCATTGCCTCCGTTTAATTTATTTGTAATTATTATATCATGTGGAATACTTGTATACAATAATACATTTATACAATGCTATTATATATATATTCTTTTATGACAGCTAAAACAGCTAAAAGTATAAGTATTGTAAATAGAGAAGTATATATAAGAAAAAGAAAAGTTTGCGGTTTAGCTGTTTTAGCTGTCATAATTTATTTAATTACTACCAAAATATATATGTAAAATAATATTATTTATGTTAACAGATTACTTTATGTAACATATACTATATTAATTAAACAATTCAATTATGAAAGGAAGTTTAAAATTATGTCTAATTTTTCGACACGAGCCACAGGAGATCCAACTAATGAATGTATTAGAGTACCAAAAGTTTATGATTGGGTAACATTAAATGTAGACGAAATTAAAAATGTAACAATTCCCACTATTATAATCTATTTACATTATTATACTATCATGATATTATCACCTTATTAAATTTATAGGGGTGCGTTATGGAAGAAATTGTGAAAAGATTATAATTTTACTTAATAGGCTCCTGAATGAAAATAAAATTACCATAGAACAATATGAACAGCACATTAAATTAAAATTGGAGTTTTTGAACGAGTGTAAAAATAATAGATTCTATTGTAATGTGGGAAATGCTAAAATTAGCTTTGATTGAAAAAGGCTATTCTCTCTATCAGATGCAATATAGCTATAAGCATCATGAAGGTTTTCATGCTTGGATGTCGAAAGAGGATAGTCAAGTAGAAGTGATAACTCATGAAGAAAGTGCGGAAGAAAATATTGTTAAAATCAATAGCTAAAAAAGCAAAAAAAAATAAAGCTTTGAAGCTTTATTTTTTGTGAAAACTTACGAATTTGGAAAATTCATCTGCTTTGCTTTTATCTGTAATATCTAAACACATATAAACTGTATCATCTTTCCCAATAGTTTTTTCGTCTTCCACTTCAATAAACGAGAATCTTTTATTATACCATTTAACTCTATCCATTGCAGCATGAAGAGTAATAAATTTACACCCAATAACCGTAGAAATTTGGGTTTGTATTAAGTTTAAAATATGTCCCATTAAATGTGTACCTAGATGGTACCCCCTAACGCCATTCTGCCAATGATTAGCAATAGCTATACGTGATAGTTCTATGCATGGAATATACTCTGGTTCTGTACTCATTTCAATGTCGAAAACTTTCATTGAATCACACTTCAAAGTAAAATATCCTACAATTTCATTGTTTTCCACATCTACAACTAATTTTGTAATTCCTTCACCTATTACATGATAATAATATGCTTCCTTAATTAGAAAATAATCCATTTTAGAATCACTACATTTAAATTTTTTAATCTTTGGTAAATCAGATAATTCAATGTCCCTTATTTTTAGCATAAATGAGTCACGCATCCTAGTGTTTACTTAGTTGAAGATTTTTGCCAATTCTGCGCATTCTTTAAAAAGCGCTGTTTTGTCAGTTGGATTTTTAATCATTTCAAATATTTTTTTTGCTGCCGCCCCGGTAATTATAGGCGATGATTTTACTGAAACTGCCATAATATCATACCCTCCCTCACACATTTTTAGTTCTTCATTTTCTTCTGTAAATCCATTATGTACCATAATATTAACACTCCTTGGCAAGTATTGTCAAACCTTATTTGACGAAATATAACGAATTATTTCGTTTAATTACATATATTTTCTTAAATATGTGTAATTAAACGTATTTTCTTTTGTTAATTATATAATATTGCCATGTATTAATATAATTTCCCATAATTTATGTCTGCAAAACAAGTTTTACATTTTTATTAATATTTTTGCATGATATTTAAAGCATACCGATATTTTAGCATTAAATTATAATTTCTTTTGGGCAAAAAAATATAGCCCTCGCATCCAGTTAAGGAAACGAGGGCTTAAGTATAGGAGGAACTTTATATACAGTTATTGTTCTGCTCTGTTTGTTTAGCTTCCACAGAATTAGCTTTTACATAGGGATCCGTTGGTAAAAGTTCAACCGTTTCATATTTAATGTTCATGGCTGCTTTGCCCATTGAATAAATTCCACCTGCAGCAGCTCCAAGGACAAAACCATCTTTCAGTGCCTGAAGAATAGTTCCTCCAAATACAAATGCATTGAGAACATTCAGCGCACCTGCTATGGCAAAAACGAGCAGTGGGATAAGCAGTTTACCCCTAATGCTAGTAAACAGGCTGAAGGTCTTTACAACCCCAACTAAGACCATGACCATTCCGACAATTATGTATGAATCTAACATATTACATCACCATTCCTTTTTATTTTATTTTAAATATCAAATAAATTTAATTTGTATTTTTCGATCGTATTGATCAGTAGTTGGCTATATTCGGGATCCGTTGCATAGCCACAAGCTTGTATTTGTTTGCAAGCAGACTTGTACTCTTTTGAAGCAAGAACAGGCTTGTATCGCGTGTTCTGTAACAACTGACTGTGGTCTGCAATACTTTCAGCATATGAATCATACTTGCGAAAATAAGCGTTAACCGTAATCATTTTACCGTTAACATATTCTTTAGTTGGGTATAATTTACCCTCATGCCCACATCCCATAGTCCACTTGATACCAAACAAATTATTGCATTCTAAAGCAAGTTTAGACAAGCCCTTAGCAGATTCGAGTATTGCTTGTGCAATTGTAATGGAAGGAAGCACTTGATCCTTGGCAAATGATGCAACAGCTCCAGGTGCTATTTTTTCTATGAACAGGGTATCAGCGTTTTTTTTTAAGACAATAAAACAACCACCGATATGCCGGGAGCTCCCATCAGTAGGTTTGTTTACTGTCACCCATTTCCCATTAATTTTTATTATCATTATACTGGATCCGCCGCCATCACAAAATGCGGATTGCTCTGCTTTAGCATATATGGAAAAGGCAGCTGCTTCTTCTGCGTTCATACCTTTGTTGAAGGGACTAATTGTAGCCATTGCTTTGAGTCCTGCGCATGCTTTCATTTTTCCTTGCACTGCCGCAAACATGAATGAACCATCTTTTGTACGCATAAGTATCGTTCTTGCTGCACGACTATCAGGTTCTCCTGCCGTAGTTTTTATAATATCTTTAACTCCATTGCGTACCAATGTAGCTCCTAATCCTGCTGTCCATCTTGCATCTGCTTCATACTTATTTCTTTGAGTTTGTGTTAATTTTGCACCATATAGAAAGAGCAATTTACTATCCTTTGTATAGGAAACCGTTGTAGCATATTTACTCCACCGGATACAGTCCTCGCTGCTAGCATCAAAATTAAAAAATGGACCATTGCACGCCATAATTGCATCCGGATAAGCTTTAACCATATCTGCTAGTGTTTCTAATTTACCTTTTACACCTTGAACATAAATTACTTCATTCTGTGATTTGCTGCATTCAAAGGTGTGGACATCAGATCCCAAACACCTCAATTTCTTATAACCGTTTGTTCCTAACATTTAATCAGCTCCCTTTTTTAATTCATCAATTCTTTTATGTGCTGATTGTGCTGATTCTTCAACCCTTGCTAACCTCTCAGCGTGAGCGTTTAGAGTTTTATTTGTGTCTCGTTGTTCTAGCAGCACATCATCAATTCTGCGTTTTATGTACTCAGTATCAGCTTTTAGCGCTCCGCTTTCTGTGCCCTCGGCCACGTTTTCTTTTTTTGTTCCATTACTATACCCTAAGTATCCAAAAACAATTGAGCAGATTGTGGCAATTAAGCCGATTAAAATAACTACATTTACAGTCATTTCCTCAACTCCCTCTCTTTTTATTAAATATAATTTCGTAAAAAAAGAGAGTGATTTCTCACCCTCCTGTACTTCATGTTATAATCCTAATGCGTCTTATAGTGTGTTTAAAAAATTACCTATCATTTTACCTATTAAAGCCATACCTATTGCATTAGGATGCAAACTATCATCGGAAAAATTAGCAAGAGTAATAGCATTTAAACCACTTGTAGTTTGTAAATCTAAAATAGGTACATTGTATAATTCGCAAACTTGCTTCATTGCTTCTGTGTATTGTTTTAATGTACATCCTGCGGAATTAACTAAAAATCCATATCCTGCTGTTCCTATATATGTTGTTGTTATAAATGCTAGTCTTATCCAAGGCTTTATAGTTAATATATTTTCAATAACTGCTTTCATATTTCCATAAAAACTATCAACAGTTTTAGCATCATTTATTGTCCCAAGTACGGTACTACTTCCAAAATCATTAGCTGGTGCAAATACAGTCACAACATCAATTAATGCAAGGTCATTCCATGCTAATCCATCATCCATTACTTTTAAAGGAATGCCTGATGTTGCTCTAGTTGTTACACTACCAAATCCACAAATACCTTGAACATATTTTTGATATTGATTTCTAAATGTTATACTGTCACCTATTGCCATCCAGTTTTTATGCGACCATCTACGCAAATCATTTTCAATGTAGTAAGTTGTCAAATCTATTGTAGTTCCTACGGAGGTTAAAACATAATCGTTGCCTAAAATTAACTGTGTCCAATCAATTAATACCTCTCCAGTTATTCCTGAAGTATTTTGTTCTTCGAGTGATACTCTTGTTACTCCTGTTGGTTCTGTATAAGATAAATTATAAAATCTGCAAACTATAGCATCACTTTCAACTTCTCTTACAAGTATATAATACGTTCCTCCATTGCTTCTCCAAAGTCTTTGAATATAATAATGTTTAACATGGTTTGCACCATAAAGTTTTATATCTTTAAATGTTTTTTTAAAACTTACCCAATACCATGCACTACCAATAGTAGAAAATGGATAAGATGTTGTATAATCACTCAATAAAATATCATTTGCATTTTTATCTTCTGCTGAATTAATCAAAGTTTTAACATCTAAATCCGATTGAGCATTTGTCATAATATATTCAGCACCATTTGCTAATTTTGACCAATTAATTGTAACATCAGCAAACATTCCAGAGCCAACAAAATCACCACATCTTACAGTAGTTACTCCACTAATAGGAGGGGTATATTGGTCTGCTTGAAGTTGACAAACATCAACACCATCCGAAACCCTTGTAATGACAATTAAATAATAATGGGTAGCATAAAAATCTACTAAAATTCTACGAATATAATATTTTTGAGTTGTATCTGCATTATATAGTTTTACATCAATAATTGCATCATGCAAAGCATTAAATGAAGCATTACTATATAGTGTTGCACTTTTAGAAAAAGGGTATTGATATCTTGCCCTAACATCTTGTTTTACTGTAGTTACACTCCCGTCTGCAATGCCTGTGCTTTGATATTGTATACCAGTATCAACCCATGAAGAACTATTCCAAGTATATACATGACCATCTACTGTAACTACATAATTTCCTGTATCTCCTGATGGCAATGCAGTTGTCAATGCTAGCAATGTTGCATATGTACCTTTTACACTTCGGTTAACCGCTGCGACTTTTGTATCTACATATGTTATGTCAGCTTTATTTACTACTTTTAAAACTTCTGTTTTATCTGTATTAGTATAGTCATTTGCAGATAATCCTTTACCTAAGACCTTATCAACTTTACCACTATTTAAATCATTTATTTGTTGCGTACTTTTAGCCTGATATGCAATAGATGCAGCTGTTACATCATATATTCCTTGTTCCATTTTATTCATAATATTTTCATCAACCGGAGTTCCATTCTGGACTATCTGGCCCTGTGGACTTACTATTCTATTTTGCCATTGTGTTTTTATATAATTCACTAAAGACATTTAAAAACCTCCCCTAATATTGATATTGACCGCAATCAAATGTGCCACATATAAAATATCCGTAATAACATTCTAGATGTGACCGCATATTTTTCACAGAATTTATTGCATTTGAAAGTTCGTATATTTTTGGAATTTCTATAATCTCATTTTCAATAACAACCCTAAAGGTATAAGGGTCTCCCCCATATTCGAACCATTCTTTTACTTCCCCTGTGTTAAATACCGTATTTATTACTTCATTTACCGCTGCAGGAGTACCTTTAGTCTTATGCCACTTTAATGAGTTTTTTATAAGTAATCTCTTCTTATCCACCGTTAAGTCGGTATCATAGAAATCTACATGCATTTGCCAGGCTAACTCATCCAAAATCTGATCTTCCAGAACATCAATTCTCGAATAAATTAAACAAGATATTATTTCAGTAGAAAGTTGTTGAAACTGAGGACCAAGCGTAGCACAAAAAGCTTTTGTAGTTGAATCCATCTGCATGAGTTTTGTCTGTAGACTTAACAAGCTAACATTACTTAGGTCCATGCTATTCAACTCCTCCAAAAATAATATTAATGGTTCCCTCTTTTGCAACCTTATCGAGATCCACGAGTTCATATACAGGAGAATTTAATACTATTCGGCTTGCACCTATATAAATCAACCTATACCTTAGTTCATCCGGGTTTATTGCTCTGCCAAGCTTTTCATGCTGCCATTGTATAAACTGCTGAACAACTCCCTTAGTACCTTCAATAGCATCCCTAATAAAAGGTACCTCAGTTAAGCGGGCAGATGAAATGTAATAAGTAAACTCAATATTATAGGTTACCTGAGTAGGAGCTGCTACCTGCACCATATCAGTTAATGGTCTTTTGTCTTTAGCACTTACGATAGCCAATACTTCATCAAGAATATCCTGCGTTGGTATCCCTCCTCCTGATAAAAGCGGAACAATTCTAACCACCCCTGGTGAAGGACTTGATACAGATACATCAGATATTTCGCTATTAGCAGTCTTTGCCCAATAAATATATGCTCCTTCAGGTCCTGCAACACTATAACTCTCAGGAGCTTGTCTAATTCTTTCCCTGAAATTATCATCAAGTTCTAAATCAGATCCACCTGAACTCGTATTTATGTTTTCTACACTTACCACATATGCAATAGGGTCAACAAGTGTCTTTATCTGACCAGGTACAAAGTTATTATATTTTTCTCCGCCCTCTGTAGCCTCTGCAATTACATCACCTGTTATCTGACCTGCAGGTATAATAATATCCATAACCGTTGCAAAGTATAGTGATCCATCTGGAGTCGCTCTTCGTCCAGATAGAATAGGAGTATCACTTATCTGCACAGATGATAAGGTAAATCTAAAAGTCGTTTTAGCCTTTTGTGCTGGTATTCTCACTACATCAAAGAACTCTCCAAGAGCTGCTAAAATATCCCCTGAAGCATACCTCAATAAATTTTGCTTTGCATTTTCATTTATTTCATTCTTTAATCCGACAATCACAGGTAATTGCTGATTCAAAAATATCCTACGTTCATCCGCAGGATATAATGTTTCTTGTAATGCAGTTTCAAACCCATTTATTAATTCCCTCTGTATCTGGTCTGCATCTACAGTAATAAATTGTATGTCGCTCATATTTCTAACACCACCTTAAATTGCATATTTCCGTCATCATCAATCCCACTGAATCCAACCTCAGTAACTTTGGCTCTTGGCTCATAATCAGAAACTAATCTAAACACCTCAGATGTATACATTGCAACGGCAATATCTAATGGTTGGTCTAATAAAGTTGGATCCATTCCCATAACTCGATTATAAGCAACCTCATATTTCCATGTATTTATAAGATTTTGTACATTTTGAATTATCCTTTGTTCATCAGAAGCTGACCAATTTATATTATGTGGTTGTCCGGTATCTATAAAATATTCCAATGAGATCATCTCCTATTCTTCGTATTCCATTGCCCTTCTTGCTCCCATAGGGATATTGGGGTTTACTCTTTTCTGTTCAGACTTATCTACTGAATTTATGAGAGCGTCTGAAATAGAAATACTACCCTTTGAAGCTGCAGCCGTTGAAGTTGAAGTTTTTGTTGTAGTTGGAATAGTACCAGGACGAACGTATTCATCAAACTTCAAGGACAATTCAGCCTGCAGCATATTGCCTTTGCCATCAATAACAGTACCTCCGACTTGGATATCTATCAACAACCACTTATAATAACCTAATGCTTTTTTCCCTAGAATAAAAGCATTAGCAATAGCAGCATCCTTGATATCTTCCCAACTTTCAATTTCGTTTCGTGGATTTACTCCTAAATTAATATTAAGTGCAATTTTAAAGCTTAAAGAGTTTAGTCCAGCACCTTTTACATATGTGGAGGGCTTATTATATTTTGAAAGCTTCTTTCCTGTTGATGTGGACTTATTCCCGCTTGTGTCTTGTTTTTCAGTGTCCAAGGAAGAACTGTATTGAAAATCAGAAAGAGTATATATTCTATTTGAACTAACCAAGAATACTTTTTTGCCAAATGAAGCTAATTGCATTTAATCACATCCTAAAATTTCGCTATAATAAGGCCATCAGTCATACTATCAGAAAAAAATAAAACAGCCACATTATCACCAACAGCCAGAAGTGAAATATGTGCTGCGATTTTAAGTACAGGAGACACACAATTTTCTCTATCGATGAAAGTAACTCGTGCTCCTTCTGATTCGACTGTGGAAACAATACCTTTTAAACTCATTTAATAACCTCCTAAAGGCTTCCTCACTCTTAAAAATGTTTTTTTGCTAACAATTTTATGAACTGATTGCGTAATTATATATCTGCCATCAGCCATTCCTACTCCTGATACATTAATCGTACTGCCTGCAGAGATTGATACGTCAATATTAATTGTGAAATATCCGGTATTCTCAGTCTTGTTTTCTAATCTTAGCAAGTTTTTAGTGTACCGTTCAGCTTCTGCGAGATTGTCCACAGTTACATCGGTAATTTTTAACATTGGACCTAAAAGGCCAGGATTGTATTCATACTTTATATCGTTGTACGAAAGTCTGCTTGACCCATAAATCCCTGTAGATTTGCTTGTAAATTCAAATGGGCCATCAAACTGATCAATATAAATTGTTTTTACATATGCCTGATCTTCCATGTATTTTTCTTTATAAATTATTGCATTTTTATTAAATAGTTTTAAAATACATCCTTCCAGTTTACATCTGGAATCAAGAAATTCAAAGTCTGCTTTTTCGTACTGGTCAATTCGCTTATAGAGATTATTTTCGATACCGTAAGTTTTAAGAGTAAAACCATTTTTTGTGGCCATCTCCTGCGCGAATTCTAAAAACCTAACATTTTCCCACGCTTTTGTATTTTCCGTTTTAGCTTTTTGAGGTATCGACAAAGCACGAATTGTAAAAATACCACGTTGCTGCTTAATTTCATCAACATACATGAGGCCAGATGTTAAACCATTTGACGTAAATTGTAGTGTATGGTTTTTTTGAGGTTTCCACCTGCTCCATATCCCTTTTGTATCATTAAATCTTATATCAAGACTATCAGAGTTTCCTCCCGCATTACCTACGATATCAGCGCTTTGTATATCAACAACCCCTGTTATATCTTTACCTTCATATATTAATTGCATAGTGTCACCTCATCCATGGGGGTAATGTAATAGCTGCTTGTGCTGTAATTAAAGGTATTGTCAGAACTACACCCGCATCAAAAATCAAAACATCTGCATACTGAGGATTTGCCTGAATAATTAAAGAAGCTTTAGCTTCATCATTATAAACATCAAGCGCAAGCATATCAAAAGTATCACCTTGCATTGTTACATACTGAAAATTATCCAAACGCCATCCTCTCCTTTTCTGCAAAAAATTCTTCCATCATCGAATAGAATCGATATTTATCTTCTTCTAATGCTTGGCTTATTTCTGCTTTATTTCCACCGTAAATCACAGGAGCATATGTTATCATTACGCCATTACTTTGTGCCTTGTTACCCCCACCTAACATCTGTGCTGCTTGATTTAGCAATCCGAAACTTCTAGGTGTTCGTTGTAATGGTATTGCCATTTCAGGACCAGCATCACCGAATATCGATGGACTGGTTGCGATACCTCCCAACGCAAACTTTGGTATAGTTCCTGCTGTTAAATTAGCTTGAAGGTCAACACTTTTTCCACCAAGACCAAGAAACTTTCCTATACCGCCAAGTACTTTTCCAATGCCTCCAACAACCGTAGATATTAAATCTGCAAAATCCGTTATCATTGGCATAATTGACTTAAGCGCAAGGACTAGAACTCCACCTATAATACCTGCTAGATATCCTAAAATAGGAGCGAGTGATTGAATCAATGGTAGTAAAGACATTATTATTTGCAACAATGGTGGGAATAATGCTTGAACAATCTGCATCAAAACAGGTATTAATGGTGTCAATACAGCCATTATTATATTCAAAATTGGTGGTATTAGAGGCAGCAACGCAGTTACTAATTGAGTAATCATTGGAATTAGTGAAACAGCTGTTTGAGCTAGCAACCCAAACAAGCTTGATAGTGTAGGTAATATTTGTTTCAAAGTGCTCAATATTACTGGCGCTAACTCTTTCACCAGTTCCAGTATCATCGGAAGAATGGATGTCTTTGAGGACATAGTAAATATATCACCTAGTACAGGAATAAACTGCTGTGCAAGGTTCATTATTGTTGGTAACGCTGAACCTATCTTATCAAATACAGTCGATATAATACCTTGAAACTTTTTCATCAATTCAGGATTACCCATAATCTTTTCCATGAAACCATTGCCAATTTGCAAAAGTTTTGTTAATGCTGGCAAAGCTGCAGTCATCACTTTTGCTGCTAACTGGTTGAAATTAGTTGTCAATAATCTGGTTTGATTTGCAAAACCGCCTTGTGTTCTTGCAAAGTCTCCTTGGGCATCCTTGGATTTGTCCATCAAATACGCATATCTTAATGAAGTCTGAGAAGCCTGGTCCATGTTTTGATAAGACGTCTTAATTCCTTTGGCAAGTGCATAAGCTTCTAGGTTTGCAACGCTCATATTTATTCCAAGTGCTCTTAGTGGTTCAGTCTCTCCGGCAATACCGGCTTTGATTTTTTCAAAAGCATCATCTTGAGATATATTATAGAAGGATGATAAATCACCAGATAAACCAGTAAGATTTTCAGACATTTTAACAACATTGTTTCCTGCCAGTCCACTACTCTTCATCATAGCTCCAAGAGTACCATTGTACTGTTTTGCGGCTAATTCAGATAACCCGTAAGACTTAAGAGCCTTTTGTGACCAGTCATTAATTTGACTTGCACCAGCGGGACCAAAGGTTACATCCACAACATTCTGAACTTCAGTTAAATCAGATGCAAGTTTGATTCCTCTTGCTCCAACTAAAGATATTCCGGCTGCGATTGCTCCTGCGCCTATAGCGGCAACTCTTGCTGCTCCCGCTAAGGCCGTTTTTATTGCGCCGCCTAGTTTTGACGTCTGTCCAATAGACCTTTGCGTATTTTGTGCAAAATTACCATTCATTCTAGATGCTCTCATCATTGCTGCTTGCAAAGATGGATCAACTCGTCCTGCTAAAACAATAAGAGCTCTTAATTCACTTCGACTAGCCAATTAATTCACCTTCTTTCAGCTTGCCTTCTTTCAGCTCTGTTTCTGTCTCTTGTATCTATCTTATTAAGGTCATCGTAATATTCAATAAAATCTAAAACCGTCATATTTAAATAACTCATAAAAGGTGTTTTTGTATATAAACCAACTTCTATTGCCGCTGCTCTTATAGACTTTCCTCGAAATCCTCCGCAGCTATTAGAAAATTTCTTGCTAATGCTCTGGCTTTTACAGCATCAATACCTTTCATTCTAAAATAGTCATTGATACTAGAGCCTGTGTTTTCCTTTGCGGCGGTTGAAGCAAAGAGATACATATGCCATGAATAATTCATTTCTTCCAAGGTCATTGATATTTGACCATTTCCAAGCATCATCTTTTCTGCTTCTATCATATCTTTTGCAGTCAAATTTTCAAAATCATATTTAATTTCTTTTACTTCAGTGCCATCTATCATGATTGGATTTTTAAGCTTTAATATTTTTGGCATTATAATCCTCCTAAAATAACAATGGCAGCCCATTATTGAGCTGCCATGCCTGATTCTTCATTCTTAGCCAAGTGTTTGTCTGATTTTTTTCATGTAATCCACACCATTGACCTTATAAATATATGAGCGCTTATCAATTAGTAATATTTCTACACCTTCGATAACCTGCCTATATCTTAATACCTCAAATTCGTGCGAACTATCATTTGTTGCCGCCGATTCAACTTTCCCCGGGTCTATCTTTTTTATAATACCTGAAATGTATACTTTTGTTCCTTCAGGCACTTTCTGCCCGTCAGCGTTTAAAGTATCTTTTACAAATCTTAATTCAATATTCTGTATCCCAGGCTTTGCAAGTTGAGAAGACTTTTTATTTATCGATCTTGAGCTCATTGCAAAAGTCATAGGTCCAATCTGCCCGGTGGAAGGTAAATCAATACTTCCCATTATGCCTGCACCTTTGAGTTCAGCGGTTTGGTTCTCAATAGATGGAAGCTGGCATGAAACATTGTCATCAATTTCTACTCCATCAACAACAACTTTATGTGCAATAACATTACCTGATATAATCATGCCTGTTCACCCCCCAATAATGTACTTAAACCTTTGGTCGTGTAAGATAATTTCCCTGTGATGCTCTTGCCAGGAGGAGTTGTTGTTGTAGCAATATCAAAATCAAAATCGCCTTCAACAATATCAGAAGTCGGATTGCTTGTTTCAGTAAACAAAATCTTACCATAAAGCAATGCCCCTCTGACCATCAAAGTATCAAGCTTTTCTTGGAAATCATTCAATATTGTTTCTATTCTTGCACGGTTAAAATTGCTATCAACCTGAACGCCATACCTAAGCTGAAATTCGTTCAACAAGTAATAAAGCATTCTGACATTACAATCAAATTTATCTCTTGGATCGATGTCGGCACCAAAAGAATATGCACCGGTATGGGATCCCCATAAAACCCAACGCCCACCCCAATAAGTTAGAGTTCTTATACCCTGACTGTTTAGATCATTTGCTTGAACTTGATCATAAACAATTGCGGTACCATCAGCCAAACATAATCCGGTTATATCAACAGGTTTGTTGGAAGGTGTTTCATAAGGTATGTTGTCATTGTTGTAATCTACCTGCTGCATTGCAACCGTGGTAAGTGTGGATATATGGAATATCTTATTTCCCTTTTTAGCAAGTGGCCAACAAGGACTTTCTCCCGAACCTAAATAATTGTTCGTAACTTTCAATGCTTTCGCCTTCGTAATTGTGTCGCAAGTACTATCTGTTATCAGATTGCTATTAACCCATGCATACCAATGCCCATTGATTTTTTGACCGGCTGCTTTAAGTGCGACATCAACCTCAGGATTATGACTCCATCCTGGTGCATCCAAGATTGTTGGTACCATGTTGTATGTTTGATAAACATAATCAACAACTGATATACCAGTTTTTACACCTGAAACGTCAACCCCACCAATCACTGTTGTTTTTGTTAGGGTATCAAGTTTCACTTCATCAAAAGTTACTGTAACAGGTGCTACCATTGTTGTTAATGCCTTAATTAATACCTTTGTGCCATCAGGTGTGTATTCTGCGGTGAAATCGGTACCCTTTACTTTACCCGTAATTGCAACCGTTTTTAATATCACCTTATCATTTGCAATATATCCCTGACTGTTTATCATCGTGACAACTACTGGCGTACCCGCTGCTTTCATTGTATCGGGATCCAATACGTTTACTAGAATAATCGGCCCAATAGGTTGAATACTATTTTTAAAATGAGCATAAATTGCCTCACACAAATCAAAATCAGTCCAGTTACTATCGTTATACCCTACTTTCTGTACTGCATCCGCATAACTTTGTACAAGAATAGGTTGATTAATTTTCCCAGCATAATCTGCTAATTGATGCACAGGAAGAACACCAAAATATACAGGTAAAGTTCCAGATCCCTGAGGAGTAACTATATCCTGTGTTGGCTGTAATTCTCCGTACGCTCCATGTTTATACACTACAAATCGCCTCCTTTTTTATAATAATTCTTTTATCCCTTTTGTAAATTGACTTGAATTTTTACTAGCGGTAAAAGTTATGTATCCATACCAATAAGGATAAGGTTGGTCTTGATACATCCCCCATTTAATGGGTAACTCCGCAGTACTAACACCATAAATTATTCGGTTTCTTAACAGTTCATCTACTGTTCTGTCAATTAAATTTAGTAAATCGTTATATCCTTTGAAATCTGGTGTATAATTAAGGCTTTCGTCGCTGTTAGGAGCGTGAATTCCTGGACTATAAACAGCAACACTGATTCTGATGTTTACTTCTGCTGACTGGCCATCGTCACTTGCATCATCCATTCCGACAATTAAGCAAGGCATTGCTGATTCCATACCTGCAGGTAAATACCCTTTAGGAGGTACCCATCCTACATGCACCTGAGGATTTACAAGCTCATAATCTTCAACATTATCGTCAGAAGGCTTTTGAAGTTTTATTGTTGGTGTGACTTTTTCCTTAAAGAAATGTTCATACGCTTCAAGAATTTTTATCGTTGACATATTACCTCCTGTTAATCCTCGTGTTGGCAGCTGTCATACTTCTAATTATTTCATGCTGCAATCGTTCCTCTATTTTTGCTTGTGCTGCAGCTTGAATTTGGTCAGAAGTATTTGAACTTGTAATCATTTGGGGAATAGATAGTGTCTTCAAAACAACAACCGGCATTCTTCCTCTTCCTTCACGCCTGAAAACATTAAACTGTACACCGTCAGGATCACGTGCTCCAGTAGACATTATAAAAGGTTTGGGTGAGGTGTTTACTACTTTCTTGCCACCTGATCTTTTAATTTGAACCTTGACACTACGTGAAGCGCCCCCCCGAATAGGAGTTGTTGGTGTGTGTGGGAAGTGTGCTATAGAAAGTACATGTCCAGTAGAAGTAATGCTTGCGGTTAAATTTGTTCTGGTCGGCTTTCTTATTCCTGTTTTAAAGCTTTCCTTTACATCTTTTTGTTTGATGGCGTATTCTTTTGTTACTATTCTTCCAACTTGTGTAAGAGTATAATCCACCGCACGATTTAAAGCGTGATAAGTAGCTTCTTCTACCTGTCCCTCAAACCCTCTGAGTTCAATTGTGAGTCTATTTATTGAACTGGTGTCAACTATAATAGCATTAGTTGCCATACCTAGCCACCTCGGTTCTGAGTCAGTATAATCTCATACATTCCGTTATCTTCCCGGATATTAAACACATACATCTGCCGACCATCAAAAATTTGGGGCGTGCCTTCTTCAACACGAGCCCCAAATTCTGATTTTTTAACAAAATATAAAATTTCGCCAAAACTAATACCATCAAATTCTTTCTTGCTTCGATGCATGAGCCTGTCATTGTCCACAATTATTGTTAATACTCTTTTATCAATTGTGTGTGTTTCTGCAAAATCATCTTGATTAACAAAAGTATTTAAATCGGATGAAAAGTAATCTTTTAACTTGCTCATGTAGGCATCACATCATCTATGTTGAAGTCTATTTTAAGGTCGTTATCAGATTCAGCAGGAGTTCCATCTTCATCATCTTCAACCTTTTTTAATTCTTCAATTCTTTTTTCAATGGCTTCAATTAAAGTTTTTCTTTTTTGCCCTGCCTTCTCTTCGTTAATCATTTCATTGAGTAGCTCCTGGTCTTCTAATGTTAAAATGTGTTTTTTTACACTTTCAACATTGCCTTCAGGAACCAGTTTTAGAGGGGGAGTTTCTTCGTATTCCTCTTCTGCTTCCTCTTCACTGTATTCAGCAACGCCATTATTAACAAGCCTATCCTCATCTTCTTTGGATAGGCTTGGAATAGTGTCACCGGCAGAGTAGGTTGTTACTCCATCGTATATTTTCCCAACTGTAACTTTAATCATCTAATCACCTACTCCTTAATATACTACTGATACATACCAGTCATCAATATCTTCTGGTACAGGCAGCGGTCTTGAAGTAACTTTGAGTTTCTTAACTTCATTTTCAGTGTCAGACCATTTTTTAGGTACTCTTTCACCTTCGATTGTAATAAACTCACCAGATTCATCCATCTGAGTAACAGCGCCATAAATTCTTTTTGCCATGTCTGTTCTTGCAAGAATAACAGTGTTTGTAGGCATCATAGGCTGTTCAATTCCAGCATCATCAAGGAACCATTCGTCATAGGTATATATTTCAAGACCTAAACCCACAAGTGTTCCGATGTATGTAACCGCTTCATCTACAATTCTTGGTTCAATTTTACCAACCGTCATATTATATTTATTGAACAAATCTCTGATGTCAGTATCTTTCATGAAAAGGTCGGCAACATCATTTGACATTAAGCAAACATTAGGAGCTCTTCCCGAAGCTTTTACAATTGCCAGTCTCCATCTCTTTATGTCAGCGTACTTGGTAGATGTAGCAACGTCCCACTTTGCAATACCTGCCAAAGTTTCTTTATTTGTCATTCCATAATCAACAACCTGGTCAATTGTTACAGCAGTGGTATCATCGATGTAACCTTTGCAAGTTACTTTACCGGATACAAGTACTTCACGACACATCCATTCTTCTCTTCTAGAGATATAGTCGTCAAGTTCTGCAAGATCTCTACCAAGTATTTGTGCTGCTCTTTCAGCAGGAGTTGTTTTACTGTAAACATTTTCACCCATTAAACGAGTGTTTAAATCGTCTTTGGTTAAAATTCTAACAGGTGCAATTCTTGGTGTTTTGTAAGACTGCGTTCTGTAACCCTGTCTGTCTAAAACTTTTCCTCCTACGCGTGGAGCAACAAAAGGGGCCATCTTTCTTTTGCCTTTTTTGAAGTCTACATCAACATCTTCGGTTAGGTAAGTTTCTGATCTACTGAAGAAAGTGTCTCTAATAAAAGATCTAACTGGCATCATCTTTTCGATGGCTGCCATCATGGTTCTTGTTGAATAAATATTAATCTGATTTGCCATTTTGTCTCATCCTCCCTCTAATTAATATGATAGACTATCATTTAGGAATATACCGTAATTCCTAAGTGAATCTTCGTGGTCTGCTGCAGTATTTGCAGCTGCAAATGTCAAAGCTTTTCTATTGAACTCTCCAGATTCATAGCATTGTGCTACAACATCAGCGGTAGTATCCACAGCATCAGCCAAAATAAACTTAGCTACCTGTGATCCATCGACTGAAGCTTTTGCTACGAGCTTACCTTTATTACTTGCAGTAATTATTCCAATTACACTGCCTCTAACTAGAGTACCCTGTCCTGCTAAGATAGTAAGACCTTTAACTAGGATTGGTACTTTGCACCCAACAATAAGATTATCAGGTGTTGTTGAACCTATTGAAATGTTTTCAGCCATTATCTTGCCCTCCTTTTATTTGCTCCTGCAGCAATATTATCTACTGCTTTGTTTTCAGCTGCTTGCTTTTCTTCATCAGTTTTTTGTACTAATGGATCTGCAGTAACGCCAGCTGCTCCTGATGCACTAGCATCAGCTTCTGCATCGGCAAGATACTTTGTGCCTTTGCCATTATCTTGCTGTAATGCCTGGAAAGCCAAATCCTTTGCATCAACAGGCTTTTCGAACTTTGCCTCATTTACCAATTTGGGATCCAAGTTTTTCGATATCTTTTCGATATCCTGAATTCTTGCTCTTTCAGTTTTTGTTCCTTCCTCTTTGGCTGCATCCTCTATCTGCTTAACCAAGTCGGGATAAGCATTTCTTAGTTCGTTTATGTCTTTAAACATATGTGTATCTCCTTCCTTTTCGTTATTTATATTTGCGACAGGCTGCGGCTTTGAAGCTTGGGCCTGCTGTGCACTAGGTGAAAAATGGTTTAAGTTTGGGATTGTTTTAAACTTTGAAAGATCATGACTGATATTATTTATGATAAGAAGATTTCCGTTTAATACTGGATCATTTTCCGCAGAAATATCGGAAGAAACTTTATCCGCAAACCCTTCTCTTACGGCATCTTCTCCTGTCATCCATGTTTCGTTGTCCATCAGTATTGATATTTCTTCTTTATCTTTGCCTGTCTTGGCCATGTATGCGCTTATAATACCATCCTTGATGGTATTAAGAGTTGTGGCCATTTTTGTAAAGTCTTTGGCTTCTCCATATGCTATCGATGAAGGATTGTGTATCATCATAAAAGATGATGCAGGAACTATTATTTCATTCCCTGCCATTGCAATAACACTTGCGGCAGATGCAGCAATTCCATCAACTTTTACAGTAACGTTTGCTGGGTGATCTTTAAGCAAAGCATAAATTGCATGACCCGCAAAAACATCTCCGCCACCGGAATTAATCCTGACAGTAATTTGAGTTACATTGCCCAAGGCTTTCAAATCTGTAGCAAATTGTTTTGAAGATACAACATCATCCCACCATGAGCTCTCGGCTATGGTTCCGTATAACGTTAATTCACCTTCTGTTTCAGATACATTTTTAAAATTCCAAAATTTAGACATTGTTGTTACCTCCCCCTTGGATTACTGGTTGAATTGATACCCTAGCTTTTGCCAAAAGTTCATTTTCTCTTGTAATCTGAATAATGTTTTTATCCCAATCACCGCCAGTAAGCCCGATAGTTTCTTGCTCGTGTGTGGAATAACCTTCTGTAACTCGCAATGTAGCTGCTTGGACTTCTTTCATCGGGTCAATCATCCCAGGAGCAGGTCCATTCCAATCAGCTTTGCACCAACCTTTTTTTATTGATACGTCATTGAAGAAACCAGTTGCTGTAATACGCCCTCGTGCAATTGCTTCTGACAACCACATCTCATATACCGGTTGGCAAAAGTCAGTAGCAAACCATGTTCTACGCATGCGGAAAGCCTTCCATGCTTCAAGAAGTGCCGCCCTAGATGCTGAATAACTGGCCATGAAAGACTTAGTTAATAACTCAAACGGAATTTCTAATGCTGCTCCAATATATTTGGCCATTGCAGTTGTGAATATATCGAACTGTGCGGTTGGTTGTGAAGGGTCCCCAAAGGTTACAGCTTCTCCAGGATTCATAACGTTTATAGTTCCGGCTCCTAATTCATATGCATTTACATCGGCCGAATCAACTTTTTGATCATCTGCTATAGTTGAATTAAAGGGATCATCAGATGAAGGCGCTTCAGTTGTTATAAATGCTGTGTAAAAAGATTGTATGACTGCCGCTGTTAATGTTGCTTCAGTGTAACGACTAATCTGTTTCAGACATTCAATTGTAGGTGCAAGAAAAGGTATACCTCTATACTGTTCACATCTTTCCTGCTCCATCAAATGCAGTATATTGGGATTACCTGTCTGTTTTCCGAAAGCTTCAACTCTTTTCCATTCCTTCGTTAATTGACAAATGTTACTATTAGGGTATTGATTGCAAACGTAGTAAGCAGCTACGGCGCCATCTTTATCTATCTCTATACCATTTATGATCCGATTACCATTATCAGCCTTTATAAAGCTACTTACAAAATCCAATGCTTGTGAATTAGGATTACTTACCCTATCAGCCTCAAATAAATGAAGCCTTAAACCATATGGCATCCATTTTGTTGGATTACTATTTTTTATCAGCGCAAAACCATCACCATTTAAAAGCCAAGACATTAATGCTATTTGTTGCAGCTCATAAAAGTTATTCAACCTAAGAGAATCACACCATACTGAATCAGCCCATAAACCAAACTCTCGTTCTGTATTCATCTCCCAAGCATCCGCCTGCTCTCGGGTAATCCCAAGAAATTCAAAATCAATACGGGCTTTAAGTTTTAATCCTGAACCTACAACATTCGTTCGATTGGTTTTAATGGCCGATGTTGCAAGAGGTGAACCCATATACAAATCACGTGAACGTTGGCGAAGTAAATTAAGATTATTATCAATGTCATCCTGTGGGCTTCTACTTTCTGCAGTCCAGCCTACCATTGACTTTTTTGTTCGGCTTGCTCCGCTTTGAGAATAGCCAGAGTTAGAAAATTTTCTAACAGCATTTGATTGAGCTCTAGCAACCTCTCTCTTTAATCCTGCCTTTGGGTTTACATATCCCACTACCTTATCAAATATATTCAATTATCTTCACCTCCTCCAATCACAAATCTCTTATTGTTATTCTAAATGCGCGTCTGTGTCCTCTTCCTTCGTCAACTGCTTTCAATTCTTCAACAAGATTTTCAAGTTCTTTGATGCCTTTTTTAATCTCAACCAAATCTGCCCTTGTCAATGAACGGGAGCCAAGCGTGTAGGCTTGCCCCGCTAAAACTGCTATTTCTGCATCATAATAGGCTTGAAGTCTAGTTTGCGTATGAGTTAGACGTTCACTTGCCATAAAATCACCAACTCCCTATCAAATTATCTTTATAAATAACAAAAAGCCGTATTGATTTTACGGTTTTCATTAAGCATCGATCCCTTTTTTCACACAACCAGTTCGCTTTTTTGTTTGAGTTTGAGATGAGATATCTGCACTCTGTCCTGCTGGCATTGATTTTAACCGTTTTTCGATTGCATCAAAGTCAGGTTTTAGCAATTGAAGTGCTGCTTGAGCATAATTGCGGGTATCAAAGGCTTCATTTCTAGCATGTTCAGCTATCTTTTGCCATGTATATTGTGCTATTCCATTCTTTTTAATCAATACTTGTCGTTCAGAAAGTAGCCCTTTAAAGTAATTGCGGTCATATCCTCTGTTTTCATCGTCCGGATAATGGCAGTACCGTGGACCAATGTCCCTTACTTTCAAAGCTGATATAATACTTGTCTTTCCTTCATCAACTCCGAGGATAGCAACCATTGCATTTTCTTTATTATTGCGACTTAACTTGTGTATTAACGGAAGACTAGGACCACCCATTCCTTTTACAGAAATAATTCGCCGGTGTTCATTCTTTTTTGTAAACTTATAAACATCGGTAGTAAAATGTCCGCCTGAGTCAATACACGTACAGGCAATTTTGATTCCTTTGTTGTCAGCAAATTTATATATCTTAGATAATTTGTCATCAAGGGTTATCCAAGTTTCTTTATCATTTGGCTTTCCAAGAACCACACCATATCCGATACCCCAGCTTTCATTTTCTCTACCCCAACCAACTATCTCATATTCAAGTCTATCATCCTGTGTATCAACTCCACAGGTGAGGAGAAGAACTCCTTCGGGTAACTCAGCTTCATAGGGTTCACGGCGTTCAAGAAACTTATCTTCACTATCAATATCAAGCTTTTCTTTCCATGGCAAACCAAAAAGAGTATTTACAACAACCTTAAGTTTTTGAGGATCTTTTTTAGATTCAAGCCACTCTTTTACGATTCGTTCCCACTTATACCAGGGAGAAGAAAACGCATTAAGGTGAAAACTTCTGGTTCCTTTTATGTTTGGATTATCAGGTACCCATTCTCCTGGTTGTTGCTTCCATGTTCTTTCGTCAAATAATTCTAAACATGCTGGGCACTGAAAGTTTATATTTGATACTGTGTAGTTTGCATGTTCATCTTTAGTATAATCAAATTTCATACCATGAATATCAAAGAATACAAACGCACCGCAATGAGGACATTCTTTTTTCCATTTCTCTTGGGTGCCCTTCTTATAATCAACTTCAATTCTGGATGCACCTTCTACGGTTGGAGTAGATACATAAATTCGCTTAAAGTTCCAAAATGTTATTTGCCTTTTCTCGGCAAGTGCAATAGGATCACCTTCAGTTCCTGCAGATGCAGGGAAGCGGTCAACTTCATCACAGAGCAATATTCTCATTGGTCTTGAGGATAAATCCGCTGCAACATTTGCACCGGTGATTACAATTAATCCTCCTGGGAACTTTTTATGCAAAGTAGAGTTTTCACCGTCACGCATTTTAGGATCACTTACTTTTCCAGCAAGTACTTCTGTATCTCTAATCATCGGAGCCAATCTGTCACGACTCCAGTCTTTAGCTAATGGATCCTTTGTTGGCAGAACAACCATTATTGGTGAAGGGTCCTGATGCATATAGTAGCCAGCAATATTAAGTTCTAGTTCTGTTTTCCCTACCTGAGAGCTCCACATTAGTACAACTTTTTCAATCTCCGGATCTGTTACTGCATCCAATACAGCTTTTTGATAATCTACTGTTCTCCATTGTCCAGGAGAAGATGAAGCTTCAGGGGAAAGCTTTCTATATTTATCAGCCCATTCGCTTACCGTTACACTTGGTGGTGGCGCCCATGTTTGCCAGACACTAAGCATTATGCTTTTAGATCTGGACTTAATCATCATCATCACCCTGCAATACGTCATCGTTAATAAATAACTCTGGAGTGTAGTCTGCTAGTTCATTAAGCGCCTCTTCAACTTGCATTTGCAATAGCCCTTGTACCATACTCATATCTGATCTATTTAAAACCATTGGCGCCAACTTTGAAGGTAGCGCAAGCAATTTAGTCTTGGCTTTCGCAATCATATCGACCATCACAAACTCAATATCCTCTGATCTGTGAAGGTCACCTTTCATTACTTTAAGCTGAAGCTCTGCTTTTTCTCGTTTAGCTTTTTCATGAAGCGCTTTTTCGGTATCATAATTTATTTTGATTTCCGTTTTTGCGGTACAAGATTCAGCTGCAGCTCTTAAATAAACGCAATATTTTCTTATGCAGTCACGCATCTCATATTTGCCTCTTGAAATAGACTGAAACACGCCTTCGTCAGCTAGTTGACGTACTCTTCTGTCAGTGATTCCGAATAGGTCAGCCAATGTGATACTGTTAACGATTGTAATGTCTATGTTATCTATGCTTGCAGCCATTTCATCACCACCAATTATTTATTAATTCTTTTCCAATAAAAAAGCACTCTTCTGAACAATTTCCAGGAAGGAAGTGCCTATGAATTTTCATATCAAACTTTGTGTATCTCGGGTCGCGAGTGCAC